CACAGCAAGAGTATAACGAGGAGCAGAAGCAGTACATCAAGGAGCTGAAGGAAGACCGCCACCACCTGCGCCAGGAACGCGACGACCTGCGCAGCCGTCAGGACAAGACAGACAGTGCCGTGCGCGATCTACAGGCCAAGGTGGCCCGCTATGGCCGCATACTGGAGTGTATGCGCCCTTTCCTTTGTGGACGGGAGGGATGTGCCATCCGCGTACCCGTGCGAATCTCTGCCGACGGGGATCTTGAGTCAACCATCCGTCCCGCCCAGCAAGACATTGAACCACAAAACGACATCAACCTATGAAAGCAAGTCAGAAACTCATCGACCATATCAAGCGTGCCGAGGCATTCGTGCCATCGGCCTATCAGGACACAGCAGGCGTGTGGACTATCGGCTATGGCCACACTAAGGGCGTGAAGCGCGGCGACCGCTGCACGCAGTTCCAGGCCGAGCAGTGGCTGAAGGAAGACCTGGCCAAGTTTGAAGCGACGGCCAACCGCTGCCGCCGCATCGTGACGCAGGGCCAGTACGACGCGGTACTCGACTTCATCTACAACTGCGGGCCTGGCAACTTCGAGAAATCTACGCTGAAGCAGTACATCGAGAGCGGGCGCAAGTGCTACGAGATACAGCAGCAGTTCATGCGCTGGTTCAACAGCGGCGGCAAGTTTCAGGGCGGTCTCTACTCGCGCCGCATCTGGGAGGCTGCCCGGTGGGCTGAATAATGTGAACTTTGGCGGCTGTCACTGTGACAGTGCGGGGCCGCCTGTGAATTTTTCTTTTCTCTATAATTAATAATTTAAGTAGTTAGTAGTTTAGTTTTAGTTTTATTTGCATTTTTTGGGAATGGGGAGCAGCGGCTCCCTTTTTTTTTGCCTATTCGACAGGTTCACGAGCCGTTATGCGGTGGCGAAATGTTAAAAGTACCAAATAATACACATTTTCTTTGTGTAATATTTGGTACTTTCAAATATTCTTTGTATCTTTGCATCGTAAAACTTAAATAAATAACAATTTAAACCCAGGCGAGGCACCTGGTAAAACACGGCCAAAGACAATGAAGACAACAAAGTTTTTCAGCGAGATCAAGAAGGTAGCAAAGGACAGCACACTGGAGAGCATGTTCGACTACTCAGTCAATCAGAATCAGAACTTCTACGAGATTTTACTTCACAGCGAGCCAACAAAGAAGGTTCAGAACATGTGCGCGAAGAATGGCTTCAGCATCAAGCAGAACATTCAGCACCGCAACGAGGGTGGCGAGATGGTAGCACACACCGTTTGGGAGGTGCGCCCCATCAACGCCGAGGACATCGAGATAGCATCGGAAGAGTTGCTGAAGAATGTCAACGAGGAGGTTATTATCGCCAGCGACCAGGCCATGATTGATGCCGGTCTGATTAAGTGCAACCCACGCGAAGGTCAGCTGACCCTCTGGGCTTACATGCTCAACCACGTTTGGCACGAGTGGCAATGGACGCCAATCATGCGAGTGTTTGACAAGACTCTGACCGAAGACCTGACCGACGAGGACGGTAACGTGATAGAGCCGAAATCAACCCACAAGATTGCTGGCTTCTACGGTGCCGCTGTTGAAGGAAATTTCGACATCACCAGATTCCTTGAAAGATATAACGTACCCGTTGAAAAGCTCTAACTCATGAGAACATTATGCTACAGCGTAAGGCTGGAGAGCCTTGTCCGCATCAGTGACAAGGCTTTCAAGGCCACCGCCTTCGACGGCTCCAGCGACATCATACCTGCCAGTCAGGTGTTCGGGCGTGACTATGATGTAATGAAGAGCGATGCCTATTGGATCAGCGCGTGGATATTGGAAAAGAAGAGCATCCAGTACAGCGGCAAGAAGCAGGCATGGTTCGACGAGAACGGGCACCAGCTGCCGACGTACACCATCGAGCGACATACGCCGGAGAAGCGCGAGGCAAAAGAATCAAATGTTATTAACGACTTAAAAAGGTAAGGAACTATGGAACCAAAACAAGTAGATGGAAATCTTAAAATTTCAGTTCGACGTACCTCGAACGGCGAAATAGTACGTCACACCATTCCGCGTAATATGGAATATGAGGATTGGGAACAAATGACTCCTGTGACACTTACACATTCATTTGAGTGGGGCAGAGACCCAGATTGCAAGTCAGACGATTGGTCAAGATGCTTGCATTATCACCTTGGCTATATCATAGACGAAATAACGCATGACATTCTTGGTAATGAAGGCAATCACGGATATGATATAGAAATCGTCATTAAAAGGAAAGTATGACAACCCTCACACAACAGCAGCAAGCAGCCATCGAGCACTTGAACGAGTGGCGCGTGGGTGCGCTCTTCATGGAGCCGGGGACGGGTAAGACGAGGGCAGCTCTCACGCTTGCCAACTCGACACCCGCCACCGACGTGTTCTGGGTGGGACCGCTGCGAACACTCGACGCTATCAGGCAGGAGGCTGAGAAGTGGGGAGGGTTCACGATGACGGCACACTACTACGGCGTGGAGAGCTTGTCGGGCAGTGACCGCATATACATGGAACTGCTCAACGGAGTGGAGTCGGCACGGGTGCCAATGGTCATCGTTGACGAGAGCCTGAAGGTGAAGAATGCCGAAGCCAAGCGCACACGGCGCATACTGGAAGTGGGCAAGCGGGCAGAGTGGAAACTGGTGCTGAACGGCACACCCGTCTCGCGCAACCTGCTCGACATGTGGCCGCAGATGGAGTTCCTGAGCCCAAAGATACTCGGCATGAGCCTGACGGAGTACAAGAACACCTTCACCAAGTGGACGCGAGTGACAAAGCGCATCGGCATGAGGTCGTACACGAAGGAATATGTCACGGGAATGGAGAATGTGGACTATCTGCATTCGCTCATCCGTCACTACGTCTATGAGTGCGACCTTCGGCTGAACATCACCCAGAAGTGGCACAACGTCGGCTACTGCATCACAGACGAGAGCCGCCAGCGGTACAACGACATCAAGGAAGACTACCTGAGCGACGAGACGCTGGAGTGGAGGAACAACAACATCTTCCTCGCCATGACCACTGAGATGCAAGTGGCGTACACCATCGACGAGGGAAAGATGGAGGCCGTCAGCCGTCTGCTGCAAGACCTGCCGCAAGACGAGACGATCATCTTCTGCCGCTTCATCGTGGCGCAAGAGGAATGCCGCAAGCGTTGGCCACGGGTCACGGTGCTGTCGATGCAGAAGGAGTCCCTGGGACTGAACCTTCAGCAGTACCGCCACACGATATTCTTCGACCGCGTATGGGACTACGCTCTGCTGTTGCAAGCCTCGCGCAGAACCTACCGCACAGGGCAGGAGCAAGACTGCCACTACTACGAACTGACAGGCAACGTAGGACTGGAGCACATGATGGCCGAGAACATCAAGAAGAAGGTGAGCATGAGTGAATATCTGAAGAAAATCACGAAGGAGGAACTGAGGAAAGCATTATGAAGCGATACTTAGACAAGAACGTATATGACGCAGCGGTGGAGCGGTACGACTACATCTACACCCACTTCGAGCGCGTCTGCATCTCGTTCAGCAACGGCAAGGACAGCGGCGTGTTGCTCAACCTCGCCATCGAAGCAGCCCGCAGACACGGCAAGCTGCCGGTGAACGTGCTCTACATCGACATGGAGGCGCAATATGCCAGGGCGATAGAGTTCACGCACCGCATGTTCAGCCGCGAGGAGGTGACAGGCTGGTGGGTGTGTCTGCCGATACACCTGCGCAATGCCGTCAGTCAGGTGAAGCCCTACTGGGTATGCTGGGACAAGGAAGCCCGCGACGCATGGGTAAGAGAGTACCCGGACAACCCGCACGTCGTGACCGACGAGAGCTACTTCCCGTTCTTCCGTCATGGCATGGAGTTCGAGGAGTTTGTGCCGGAGTTCGCACGGTGGTTCAGTCAGGGCAAGAAGACCGCCACCTGCGTAGGCATCCGCTCCGATGAGAGTCTGAACCGCTACCGCACCATTGCCAGCACGTCGAAGGTGACACTCGACGGACTGCCCTGGACAACGAAGCTATTCCCCAAGGAACCCGGCACGGAGATATACAACTGCTATCCCATCTACGACTGGCGCACTGAGGACATCTGGCGGGCCAACGGAAAGCGCGGGTGGGACTACAACCACATCTACGACATCATGCACATGGCAGGCGTGAGCATCTACAAGCAACGACTCTGCCAACCCTACGGAGACGACCAGCGGCAAGGGCTCTACCTGTTCAAGATACTGGAGCCTGAGACGTGGGCAAAGGTGGTGAACCGCGTGGAGGGTGCCAACTTCGGCAACCGATACACTGAGACCGACCGCACCACGCTGGGCAACTTCAAGGTGAACCTGCCAGAAGGTCACACCTACGAGAGCTACGCCAAGTTCCTGCTCCAGACGATGCCGCCATACCTTGCCGAACACTACCAGCAGAAGATAGACCGCTTTCTTGCATGGTGGGAGAAGGAAGGTGTGAAGGTTATCCCCGACTATGCCGACATCAAGGAAGAGGCACGGAAGAAAGTACCATCGTGGCGACGCATCTGCAAGGTGTTGCTGAAGAACGACTACTGGTGCAAGGGACTGTCGTTCTCACAGACGAAAAGAGAATTAGAAAAGCAAGTGGCCATGATAACCCGATACAACGAAGAATTATGATACAGGAATTATTGAAAGACATCCCATTCGACGAGAAGGTGAAGGTGTTCAACACCATCACGCAGGAGCTATATGACTGGCTCGGAGTAAACCACCCCTCGCTCAACGTGCAGCTGGTGCCCGCCAATCAGGTGCAGGGCAACGACTACAACCCCAACCATGTGGCACCGCCGGAAATGAAACTGCTGAAACTCTCTATCAAGAAAGACGGTGTGACAATGCCCGTTGTGGTGTGCGACACCCCGGAGGACAAGAAGCATCCCTACACGGTGGTTGACGGCTTCCACCGCACCACGGTCATACAGAAGGACAAGCAGGTGAACCAGTCGCTGCATGGTTATGTGCCCGTGAGCAGACTGAACAAGTCGATAGAAGACCGCATCACCGCCACCGTGCGTCACAACATGGCGCGAGGCACGCACCAGGTGGAACTCTCCGCCAAGCTCATCGTGCTGCTGAAGAAGCACAACTGGACCAATGCCCGCATAGGCATGGAGCTGGGCATGGATGCCGACGAGGTGCTGCGCCTGAAACAGATAACAGGGCTTGCCGAAGCCTTCAAGAACGAAGAGTTCTCAAAGTCATGGGAGCCGGTATATGAAGACGAACCAATAAAAGAAGAACTATGATAAAGAACGAGCAAGAGAGGCAGCGCATAGGCAATGAGATTGCAACGCTGCGAAAGGAGAAAGGAATGACCCAGCAAGACCTCGCCGACCGCGTGGAGATGCAGCGGGCGCACATTGCCCGCATCGAGGCAGGCCGCTACAGCGTAGGGCTCGACACCCTCACCGCCATCGGCCAAGCCCTCGGCAAACGACTGGCATTCGTATAAGACATCACGGAATTATTAACCCAACGAAGGGAGCAACTGAGTAAATCGGTTGCTCCCTTTGTTTTATCAAGAATTCTTGCGTCCCGATGGTAGCAAGCGACCAAAGGTCGAGCGAGAGAATTAGAGAATTAAACAAATTTTATGAAAGTAAACCCGCAGGAAATGCTGCGGTAACGGTGGCGGTAAACCTGAAGTGCATTAATGCGCTATAGATGCAAGCGTGGAAGCACCACGCCCAAGTAATCATTCATTAAAAAGTTTCAAAGCATGGAACAAAAACAGAAAAAGGAGAAAGTACTCTCCAACAGCGGCGGTCAAATTTTTGACGGCCTTCTTACCTTGAGAATCGGTAAGAAAGAGTACAAAGTTCACACTGAGTATTTTGGACTGGACATGCAACACGCCAGTCAGGAGCATCAAATCATCGTACTGCTGAAGCAGCACCTACCCTATGACGAGATTGACACGGGCTGGCTGGTTCGTGCCAAAGACCTCGACAAGGATCATCGCTTCGGATTGAAAACCAGGAAGAGCGACCGATGGTTTGCGGTCTATGACTACAACGACGTGGTGGCATGGGGCTATGCCGACGGCGGCTTAAACTCAGACCATTTCAATTCATGCAGAATGCGTCCTGAAGATTGGCCGCAGTTTGCTGGTGAATCACATAACGAAGACGTAGATGTTGACTTCGAGGAAGTAGAGGTAGAGCGTCGTTGTGTGAAGCTCCGCTATCAGGATGGTGAGATTCATTACAATGCTATTCAGGGAGCTGACGAGCCTACCGAGCGAGGAGGCACTAAGTTGATGCACGACTGCGCAAAAGTGTTTTGCGACTTCCGTAAAGAACACCCCGAAATCACGGAGATGCACTTCTACACCGACGAGCAAGTAAGAATGGAGGAGTAGTCTATGAAATCGACGCGCAACAGGTACGGAAGATAAAATATACATAACGAAGAGAGACATCCGAAATGGTGCCTCTCTTTTTGTGGTAAACCCATAACGTGAAAACGCGCTATAATGCAAGGAGTTAAAAAGAAAAGGAATTATGGAATATACTAACCCAAACGAGGTATGGAGGCAGGCTAACGACGGCCTGTATAAAGGAATGAGTGAGAAGGAGAGGGAGCGCGTAGGATGTATGCAGGGAATGTTGTTCGTGGGTATGCTGTTGGCGTTTGCGCTTTGCTTGTTTTTGAGCTCATGCAAAACGACGGAATACGTTGCTGTACCACAGCAACATACAGAACATCATTGGCACACGGACTCGGTGCATACGACGGACTCGGTGATTAAGGAGAAAGAGACGGTGGTGATGATGCTGGACTCGGTGGAGATGGCGAAGTACGGCATACAGCTGAAGAGCGCGGAACGAGCTTGGCTGGTGAAGACGGCGGAGCTGGAGAAACAGATAGCCAGGATGAGCCAGATGAAGGCGGATAAGGACACGGTGCGGGACACTATTACGGTGATTCAGCAGGTTCCCCATGCTGACACTGGCATGACATGGTGGAAGAAAGTACGGATGACTCTGGGAGACATTGCAATGATGGTGCTTGCGTTGTTGGTGCTGATTTGGGTAACTAAGAGATACTTGCCATTATAGCGGCGGAAACGGTGCAGAAGCCCGCCGGAGATGCGGCGGGAACGGTGGCAGGAAAAAGATATAAATGACTAAAAACTTATTCTTCACGTATTATTCTATGCATGCAATCGGGAGATTGGAAAATTAGTAATGAATGTTTTTTCATGGTATAGATTCTGGAGGGGCTGCGCTGGGAAGTGCGGCCCCTTTTTGCCCGCCGTAGTGGCGGTAAACCCTGAGCGGGTTTTGTGGATATATAAAAGTAAAAAAGAAGATAGAAATGGAAAAAATAATTGAATGGTTAGCTCTCACCTTAGGAGGTATCGTTGGATGGTTTGTCGGTAAGTTCTCACCAGCCTTCCCGTTGATCATCATTGCAACACTCTTCGTGCTGTACGACGCATGGTCGGCCTATGAACTCGACAAACGGGTGCATGTAATGTATCCAAAGAAGAAAAGGGACAAAGCCAAGTTTATGAGCTACAAGTTCAGGCAGGTGATTCCGACTCTCATTGAACGGTTTGTCATCATCATCCTTGCCTACTGCGTAGAACGGTGGGTGTTCGTTCACATCTCCGTCCCCGTCAGCTACATTGCCGCCGGTGTCGTCTGTGCCGAACAGATGCTGTCGATAGCCGAGAACAAGGCATCATGCCGACTGCCTGGTGACAAGCACGCACGTATCTGGAAGATGCTGGCGAAGGTACTCATCGACAAGACGTCGAGGCACTTTGATGTCGATGAATCGATACTGGAGGAAGATTTGTGGAAAATCGGAAAGACAGGAGGAGAAACAAAGGGGACGGTGGCAGGACATGCCAAGAAGAGAAATGGCGTGGCTGCTGTGGCACAGCAGCATACAGAACGGAAACAGGATGATATAGAACCAATAGATAATGACGCAATATGAATGTACCGATAACTATGCACTTTACAATGGAAGAGCTGTATGCCTCAGATACGGCAAAAAGGCTTGGGATCAATAACAAACCAAGCGTGCAGCAGATGATCAATCTGGTGTACCTTGCAGCATACGTCTTGGAACCATTGCGGGTAGCGATGAACGAACCCATCAAGATAGGCAGCGGATACCGCTGCGAAAAGCTGAACAAGGCCGTGGGCGGCGTGTACAACTCGCAGCACATGAAAGGCCAGGCGGCAGATCTCTGCATCGACGGAGACATCCGGAAGGGGCGCAAGTGGTTTGAGTATATCAAAAGCCATTTGCCTTTTGACCAACTGATATGGGAGAAAAACCCCAAGACGGGAAGCTGCTGGGTGCATGTGAGCTTTGTGTTCCCAGACTTCGGCAAGAACCGCCGGAAGGTTATAGATGGGTTGGTGAAGAAATAGGCCCTGCGGAAAAGCGCAGGGCACGGTGGCGAAGCTGCGGGAACGATGGTGAAGCCCGCCGGAGACGCGGCGGGAACAGTGGCAAAACGGCAGCGGCGGTGCCGCTGCATACGAAGGAAAAGGAGGAAACGGTTGCTGTGACAAAGCAACATACAAAACAAAAAACAAGATGGCGAAGAATTATAGCATTACTTTTAAGAGCTTGCGGACGGGGGATGTTTACACCGTGACGATAGGTGGAGGGACGGGTGCTGCCGTGCCGCTTAAGGGCGTTGCAAGTCCGTTTGTAACGCAAGAAGATGCGGATGAAGATATGTTTGTGCCTTTGCGGACGCAGAGCGGGTATATACGGATACTGGATGATGGATATGCGGCAGATGGCGTGACGGCATTTGATTGGAAAGATTTGCTTGTTCGGACGAACACAGAGAGGCCGGTGACGCTGACGATGGTGCCCGCTGGAGAAACAGCGGGAACGGTAGTTTGGCAGGGATTTATGCAATCGCAGAACTTTAGCGGGGAGCTGTATGGGAATCCGCAGGAAAGGGAGTTCCCGGTGCAATGTCCGCTGTCGTCGTTGGTGGGGGTGTCGATTCCGACGGACGTGTATGAGCTAAAAAACTTTGCGTGGATCATTGCGACCTTGGTGACGAGCGTGCAGACGGGAAGTGCGCCCGCCGGAGATACTGCGGGCACGGTGGCTTTTGAGAACTTTGCTTTCCATGGAGGGACAGATGCGAGAGCGTGGCTGCTGAACAAGGCGGACTGGCGGAACTTTCTGCACGAGGTGGAGGGGAGCTTGGTGCCGCAATATGATGCCCAAGAAGTGCTGACGGATATTTGCAGATTTTGGGGGTGGACGTGTAGGATGGAAAAACAGACCGTGGTATTCGCCAGGATGGGGGACCAATATGAGCAGGATTGGATGACGTTCACAAAGGCTGAGATGCTGTCGTTGGGCAGCAGCAGTGGCACTACAAGCACTACTGACGTGGTGGTGCTGAGTGGTGATATTTTCGCATCGACGGACAACGAGGAGATGCTGACGCGCGGCGTGAAGCGGGCTGTGGTCAAGGTGGACGTGAATGCCGATGATACCACTTTTAAGTTTGCGCCGGAGGATTTAGAAAACGAAATGGGAGAGCCATCCGTTTGGGTTCAAACGCCGGATGAAGACCAGGTGGGTTATTACAAGACCACCCCGACCAAAAAAAGCCTGGACGGCAATACGATGACTGCCAGCGTGGTGCGCGAGAACACCGACGACGGCTTTGAGCGTAGGACTATTTTCTCGTCGGCAGATACTGAGGATGGAGAGACCGTGGACTCGATCCTGATACGAAGCGACTACGTGCAGAGTGGCGGCGTTGGTCAGCCGTTGATATGCCTGACCAGTAAGCGGGCGATGGCTTATGGCGGCGGTAGTCTGGGATTCCGGGGAACGATATATAAGGAGGCAAAGCCATTCAACGATGCTGTTGCTAAGGCTTCGCTACATGCGCGAGTTGGCATTGGTATGAATAGACTGAATGCCAAGTGGTTCTATTTGTATGCTAACGATGGTGATATTAATGTACATATATATAGCGGCTGGAGTTCAGATTCTTCGACAGAGTTTTTGATAGGCATTCGTGGGTCGTCGGTGCAGGGAGCGAAGATCAACGTGGCACCTGTGTGGTATGGAGAACTGACGATGGGCTTTGGGAAGATTCCCGTTGAGGAGGGACTTTACGGTTACCTTTACATAGATATTCTTGGCGGTAACTTTATCGGTTGGCCTTTTGAGATTGCAGACTTTGAGGTGACATATTCCAAAGAGGAAACCGTTCTGCCGCAGACAGGCGGAAGCAGCGCGAGGCCGAGAACCATTAAGGAAAAACTGGTGACGGAGAGAAGTTATGATGCGAACAATGCGAACACTGTGGAGGAGAAGTGGAATGCAGACTGTATTTTCGCAACCGACAACAACTGCGAATATGGATATGGGCTGATTCTTAGCCCGACGGGGGGATTTGTGAAGACAGTATCCTATAATGGTAGTTCGCAGCACCCAGAGCAGCACTTGGCTAACGCGGTGGCTGCGTTTGGCAATAAGGCAAGAAGGGTGCTTAAGATGGAACTTAGGAAAGGAGCGGGCAATGTTGATGCCGTGTCGGCAAGGAAGAAGGTGTCGCTTGATGATGTAGCGTGGTACCCGATTGCGATAGATCATGACTGGAGTAATGATATGAAGGTGGTGACAATAATGGAACTTGGATGATGGTTGCTGTGGCACAGCAACATACTGAACAAAATAGGAAACATAAAATAGGAACGAGATGGTGAAGATACTGAGTAGGGAAGGTATTAAAAGGATGGTGGGCCGCTCCGGAAATACGGAGGGCACGGTGGCTGGCGGTGGCAGTTCTGGCGGTGGTGGCGGTAGTGCTGCCTATGCCCAGGAGGCGGGGCATGCGCTGGAGGCAGACCATGCTACGAGTGCTGACACGGCGACCAATGCGGGGCA